TTTTTTTTTTTTTTTTTTTTTTTTTTTTTAATAAGCTAAGATTAGTAATGATTAGATTCTAAACCTAATGCAAACAGTCCACCTATTGCCCCGGTGGAGGGTCTGCCCGCACTCCGGCAGGCTTTGCCCTGCTTGCTTCACACTCTCAAAGAGAGGCCTAAGCTTAACCTACACAAATACTAAAAATCAGAATTTCAATCAAATAACTAAAATTAAAATAAAATAGAATAAAATGGATAATTTATATAGCCGATTCCAACGGCTACTCAGTTTATGACGTCCTGAGCTAGACACTTTGGTTAATTTATATAGCCGATAACCAGCGGCTACTCAGTTTTAAACCGTGAGCTAGGTTCTTCAGAGACCAAAATGAGCATACCATCGAGCCATGAGATAGTAAAATGGCTGAAAGTAGTAGCGCTCTCCCCTCCTCTGACAAGCCTTGTCCACCTGTTCCACAAACTCGCGGTAGGCTGGGCCACCAGCATGAAATGCCAGAAGGCACAAAGAATCGAGTTTTGACTGAAATGGCCCATCCGTCCGCCACATGACAGATTGCTGAATCACTTCCATCGGCATCAGAGGGTGTATCAAGTGAGGGTAGTGGCTATCAGGTTGGAAGTAGCGCTTCAAAAAGGTCACTTCAAAAATCGATGAGGTCTCTGGAAAGTCACCAGTCTTAGATGCAGGGGTCACAATCAGAGGTGTATTCTTGTGATAAAACTCAGCAATCCTACCAGAAAGTCTCTTCTCATTTGTGGCGATCAAAACATCATCCCCATAGCAAATCCAAGCACATGAATCTGGATTGATTTTCAAGGCTATCAGTGCTGACACAATAAAGGCCGAATTATTGATACAGTTAAACATTGAGGTGCCAACACAACCAGAGGGCATGCCTCCTGTGATCTGGTACGCCCTATTTTCAAAGATGTGCTTAGAAACAGCTAGTGCTTCAAAATACTTGCCAATGTTGACCTTAAAATAGGGCTGAAGTTTCTTCGCCATCAAGCGAAAAGAGTCTGCTGGTTCCGTTGAGTCAAAACAAGAATAGTCCAAGTCAAAGACATAGTCATAGTTGTCTGGTCCAAGTGCCTCAAAAAGGGGAGTCCAGAAAATATCTGGGTCACAGCCAACTGCAGAATGGATCTTCACACCGTGATTTCTCAACATAGCTTCAAAAAGCCTACCAAAAACCATCCGGTAGGCAAGAACTCTCGGAAGAGAGTCGCCATCCACTATGCGAGTCTTTCCAGCCTCCACCTTTGAGAGCGGCCGAAGCTCATCTTTCAAGAAGGTCGTGAAATAGAAGTTCTCTGGATCCTGCAAAGCCTCAGCAACAGCCTTCTCAAGCTCTTCAGTTGGTTTCCATCTGTTGTCCTTCCACTCAAAGAATGAACGCCGTGAACGACCTGATGCGTTGTAGGGATAACCAGGTGATTGATTCATGTTAATCCCGTCCATTGCACCAAAGCCATTTATGGCTTCATCCAAAGTGATAGGTTCAACCTCACCTTTCTCAAAGCCGAGGTCATGCATCAARTGAGTCACAACATAGTCCATGGCAGGTTCAAGTTCTTTCCAGGCTTTCTGATCAGGTTTATGTTTTTGAAAGATTGTCACATCAAGATCAACGTCAGGCTTGAGTCGTGGGTCCTTGTTCGTAAGGGGGGCTGGTCCATGGGTAACAGGGAAAACACCATGGGCTGGGCTCTTCATCAGATTGGTCTTTCTTGGGACATGGGTTCTCTTCTCTGGTTCTGGCAGGGGTTCAATGTCTCCTTGATAGGCCAGGGCAAGGTCTTCTTTATAAATGGGAACGGCAAAACCCAATGCTCCATTTCCAGCAAAGTGGATCCCAAGAATAACTTCTCGTGCCTTATTCAGGGACAGAAGTGGGGCACCACAAAAACCGGGCATGGATGGTGTATCATAGGTAATCACATTGTGATATTCCTCTCCACCAGCGGAGGGAGCCATTTCCACATCTTTGCGGCCTCTCACATTCCTGCACATCATGTTCATCACCATCTTTGCTGATCTAGAGACCAGAATGGCATCATCGCGCGGAAAACGATCTTTCACAGAAAGGAAAAACCGCGAGATGTCTCTAAACTGATTACCATCTGGAAAGGTGATGAAAACAAGATCAGTTTTCCGATCTTTACGATAGATGTGCACAGGATGGAGGTCTTTGATGTCATAAAACTTGCCTCTAAATTCAACTTTGTCACATCCAGCAGCGGCATGGTAGTTAACAGCTGCAACCCTGCCAAAAATGCCAAGTGCTGACAGGTGAGTCACCTCCTTTTCGCGGTGAAAGGCAATGGGAAAGACATTTTTCTCAATTTTAGGCATAATCTGGGGGAGACCTTCATACTGAACATTTCTCACTGGAAGTTGCTTAGGATGTTCTCTCTTCTGAGCCTTCTGTCCTGGGGCTCCTGAATAAGGTGCCTCTTCCTTCTTTCGGTTACGCATCTTCCTGACAAGATAAATAATACCGCCAATCGCAGTGGCGATAAAGCCAAGGAAGGTCGCACCAAAAGACATCAGGAGTGATTTGTTCATAGCCTTTATCTGAGTTCTAATCTTCTCAATATCCCAGGCAAGTTTATCCACCCTGATTGGTCGGAAAGGTGGAGGATTTGGGTCTGCCAGCCGGTGCCCAGAGTGCTTCCAGAGAAAATAGTCAGCAAGAGATCTCGATCTGAAATCAACACAAAGAGTTTGCTCATCTTTCTTCCAGACCAGTTTGCCACAGTCCTTACTATCACAAGAACAGATGTCAACCTTCCAATCCTTTGGTGGTATCTTTCCATCCCAATAGGGGGTGAGGGCATCATCCATCGCCTGATCCGTTTCAAAGTCCTCATGCCAGAGCTCCTTGGTCGCAGAGTCTCTAAAGAAGACTCTATGGCAGTTGTCCATCTCATGGTCAACATGGTTGCAGAGGAAGGGAACCACTGTGGGTGTGTAGCGATTTCGCACACCAGTAGGAGCCTCGAAGCAGATGCCACGGAAGCTATCCTGAACACCCTGACGGCGGTTCAACTCATCCTCAACCAAGTCAAACAGCTCATAAACGTCCATCTCTTTGTTATCCCAGGGGGCGGTATTTAGCCCAACCTCAACTTTAAACCTCACTGCAGTTCCATCAAGGTAGGGACAGTTTGCCTTAAAATAGCCATTCTTCGCAGGGCCAGTTGGTTGGAAGGCCCTAGACATATCAAGGTTTCCTGATTTAGTCACAAAGTCCTGACTAATGAGCATCTGGACTTTAATGTGACACCTCCTTTCAAGTGCAGCTGGAATACGCACTTCATTACACTGAGGCCTGCTGAGATTCGAAGAGGCAAGGATGAGCTTAGAAGAATAAAGGACCCCCTTCTCTTCAAGTGATGCCATAGGTGGTGAAAAGCGAGTTGTTGAGACCATCTGACAAAAGGTTTTAACGTCTTCTCCGGTGGTGTTCTGGCAGAAGTCATCTATGACGTGGACAGGTTGCCCTGTATAGCCATCAAAGTACTCGGATCCAGGTGGTGTAGTAAAGACCGAGTCCTTCATCTTCAGCCCATGTTTCTTACAATAGGCTGAGGCCAGTACATTTGAGAGTACTGACTTCCCACATCCTGGTGGTCCATGTACATAGACAACGACTGGTTCAGGTCTATCTGAATATTCTGAAGCTGCCAATTTTCTCTCAATGGTCCGGTAATTGTGAAGGGTTTTAGAGAGCAAAACACAGGGCTGGGTTAGTCTCTGGTTTTGATAAAAAGCCAATTTTTCCCTAACCTCCTTAATCCTCTTCTTCAAGAGCTCCCTGTCTACACTCTGGCAAGAGCCAGATTCAACAGAGTCATCATAGAGACTAACAATATATTGTGATTCAGATCTCAGGATCTCCTCTGGATTTTTCTTTTCTTTTCCCTTGATCTTTTCCAAGATCCAGTCAATCAGGCCTTTCACCTTCTCAATGATCCAGTCAATGTTTTTGGCTGCTAGGACACCCTGATTAAAGGTTACAATAGGTTCAGGCGCCTCAAAGTTGACCCTCTCACGCATATAATCATTATACGCCTGGTCAATATGGCCAATATCAAAAATGTGGGGGTCATCATCACAAGCTGAAATTCCAAAGAGGGAGCCAAAGAGTGTCTGAATCTTGTGTGAGAGAGATGTAAGGGCTGACTTAATTTTCTTCCTGAGAAAAGGAGAATCCAAAACTTCTGCTGACATCAGTGCCACAATTCCTGCAATTGTTGCTGGGTTAGGATTTCCAAAGATGATCAAGACATAGCCAATTGTTTTCAAAAGAAGTGCTCCAATTTTCTTTGCAAATTCTCCAGTCAAAGTGGTGGTGGCTTCAGAAACATCATTAGTGAGTTTGGGCACAGCTTCTGTAACAGAATTTATCAGGCCTTCAAACTTGTCCAGAATCTCAGAGGCCTTCATACTTGTGTCCTGCATCGCTGCAGCGGTGTTGGTGACAGCAGCTGTAATCACTGGAGCCAAATCTTGATACTCGCGAAGAGTTTGTGAAGCCTGAATCGAAGTGGCTCTGGCATTTGCTTCAATGGTGGCATTTGTCACTTGCACGTTGATAGGTGCTTGGAACTCTACAGCTGACATTGGCATATAGATTGGTTTCTTGGGTTTCCTCCAAAAGAACATGCACCGCTTTGGAAACCACTCCCGTCGGGTAGTTTTCTTGGGGGCGGCCTCCACTGGTCTTGGCACATCATAGACGTGCTCAGCCACAGATTCAGCTCTAGTAAGAGGCGAGCGTTCATCCCAGTTTCCAGGTGCATGAAAGACAATGGCAGTTGTAACAGCAGCAATAGCCAAGCCAGCCATAAGCCAGGTTCCTGTGTTTTGATAACTGCGTCCAGTGAGCATCTCTGCAAAATGGGTGCAGTTATTCATGATGTTATAGTCCTCAAAAGTCTGGTCAAGAAGGAGGACAGCTTTGATCCAGGCAAAGAAACCCACATCTTCAATCTTCACAGCCTTCTCAAGATCTTCAGGTGTATAGGAGACCACAGCATGTATTCCCCGTTGTTTGAGGGAAATTGCCTGACCTTTATAGGCTAGGCCCCAGTGGTTGTAGCAGCCGCGATTAACGCGGTAGACATAGGGCTTCTCCTCTGCCGTGTGTTCATGAGTGTTATAAGCTTCTTCAAGCATCTCCATTCTACCTTCAAACCTTGGTGGGTCGACCTCTTCACCGTCTGAGAAAAAGTCATCGTCCTCCTGCCAATCTCCTCTTGCGCACAATGGGAGTGACTCCTCACTGAAACCTTCATCAACAAGCTGGTCAGCCTGTCTCCCGGCTTCAAAAGCATCATGAACTCGCTCAAGGAGGTTCAAGATCTCATGCATCCGTCCAATCACACATGCTCCAAGAGCACCATGCGCCATGTATCTAACTGAATTGGTCCAGGTATCAATCCACATCTGTCTAGCCAAGACTGGTGCCTGTCCTGCAATCCTGAGATTTCTTTCTGCTTGAGCCTGAAGTTGGTGTGAAAGTCTTTCTTGGGCCAGAGGTGTATAAACTCTCACCTGCCTGTCATAGATTGTCCGCTCATTTGGCCGGTCATAGAACTGACCTACACATAATAAGCGATACCACTCTTTACCACGAAGGGAACTGGTTTCCCAACGCCCTGCGGTATCAATCCACATTCCAGAAAAAGCAGGTCCTTCAGGATATTCCTCTGGAAGCTCCCGAAAGAGCTCTCTATTGTCACACTCCTGATTCATGATGGTACATTCAATTTCATCAAGTAGAGACTGCACTTCCCAGGTGTCATCATCACTTTCAAGATTTTCTCTAAAGCCTGCACGACAGGCATCAACCACAGTAAAGGGATAGTAGCCATAGTCCTCAAACCAATCTTGCTCTTCTGGTGTTATTGGGTCATCACGCCAGCAAGTACATAAAACACACTGGCAGGTCCACGGATCATGGGAGCGGACAGGCATATGAAAGATGATCCCACTCTCAGTCTGTTGGGGCCACTCACATTTCTCAAACGGCCTTGGCTGTGCCGTATCCTGCTCAATCTCTTCATCAAAGGGTTCATCTGTCCGGGCAGCTGCTTGCGCTGCCGCTGGAGCCCCAATATTCCCAGAACTCCCAATTCTTAGTGCAAAGGGCCGCGGTATATAGGCAGAGATGTTTTCAAAGGCAATCGCGACCTCGACTATCAGACCCGTTGTTGTAAGGGAGCGCGAGGCCACATAAAGATTACCCATCGTGCCAGGATTAAATTGGGAGGTGTTGGGTATATACCGCGTGTCTGTCTGTTGAATTCTATTATTACTAGTCTGGAAGACATTCGCAAAGGAGGCAAAGGGAATAGTCACTTCCACTCCAAAGTTACTGGCTCTGGTACTAAGGATCGTCGCCCCAGCATTCAGAAGAGTCTGCAGGTTAGAGGGCATTTGGCTGCCAAAAGATGCTATACTTGAGCCATAAACGGCACCAGGAACTCCAGGTGGTCGATAAGCCACAACCCAGTTACCTTGAGAAGGAAGAGTGAGTAGCACTCTAAGGTCCGCTCTAAAGAAAGTGAAAAGTGAAGCAAAGGCCCTAAAGGGAACCGCAGGTGTTGTTGCTGCGTTGTTACCTCCAGCATAATCTATCAGAGACAGGGGTATCTCAAGAAGACCTCCAGCGTTATTACCATTCGTCAGCCGGTAGGACCCATAGTAGCGAGATCTTGAAAAGAAACTCTCAATGTCAAGGTCATCAAATTCTGTGACAGTATGTTGTCCCATGATGGGAGGAGCCTCCACTGGACCCTGATCAAGCACTCCATTATAGAGTGGCGTCTGGATGATCGGTATAGGGCCAGGATGTCGAAGGTCAAAATCTGGCCCAGCAGACACACGAATAACAAAAGTTGAGTTAGGCGCAACAACCGTTGGGGTATTAATCGGAGTTAGAAGAGCCATATAAAAGATTCCAGAAGACGATCCCGAGTTCACAGAAATACCAGCTTGGACTGGGTTGATGGGAGCCCAGGGTGATGGTACTGAGTAGGGACAGCTAAAGGTGACAGATGAGGAATTTGAAATATCCCAAATCTCATGAGGTCCATGGGTCAAAACAGTAAGAGTATCGCCCTGAAGGATATAATCATTACTTTGACCGATCTTCCTCTGTCTAGATGCTGCTGGTTGAAAAGCCAGAAGAATTCTCCCTGAGGCTACTGCCGGCCCAGTATACTGAATAGTAAAGTTTATAGAACCCCTCCACTGAGTGAAGTACCTGGAGAGATCAGCTAGATAGGGAACTAGTCTATACTGAGTCACAGTGTTCACCTGAAAATCACGAGTTGTAGTTGAAAATGCTGTGAGCGAGACATCAGTCTGATAAAGAACAACGCCATCAGCCGTGGCATTTGTAGTGTCAACCACAGCAGTGACAGTCGGTATTGAAAGCACAGACTTAAAAGATTCCACTCTCGGGGGGAGGAACTTTTCCTGTGGTACCCTATTCCTCGCGGCCAGAGGTCCTGCCGATCTAGATTGGAGAGAAAAGAAGGCTGCTTCCCCAGTGTTAACTCTCATTTGTGGCACCACCTGAGGTGTCCAAGATGGAATTGCAAAGTTCCCTAGCCTCGCATAGGGGACTGTAGAGAAGTGCGGTGCCCAGAAGCGTGCGTTGCGTGGTGCAACCTTTACATGCACTGTAAGTGAGGGTGCAGTGCCCTGGGTTGGGATGGAGAGTGGTGTCTCAACAAAGACCAGCACAGCGTACTGAGCATCCATCGCTTCCGTTGCAAGACAAGGATTCTGCCCTATATAGGGCAGTTCCAGCTGCACGGAGGAATTAGAACGTGGCATGAGTCGAGCTGAGGGAAAGATCCCGAGCTGTGCAGTATTTGCAAAATCAATGATACTATAATTCCGTGTGTCTGACGCATTTGAGTCTGTCTGTGTGGCAAACCAGATATGGGGTGCAGGTACGGCCACAACAAAGAGAGAGCCACCATGAAACTGTGTACCATTGGTTGAAACTTCCACAATAAAGCCAGATTGGTAGAGTCCATGTCGCCTAAAAAGAGCTGCAAAGATTGATGTACCAACGCCATTAACACCATAGCCGCCATCCCCCGACTCGGCGGTAACACCAGGAGCAACCAGGTGGTAAGGAAGAATCACGGGGTTTGGAGAACTATAGTTCACACCTTGAGCCGTTGCCGGAGCCGTAAGCCGTGAGCCAAAAGCATTACCAGTGGTCCAGTCAAGCGTCGAGATAAGCACAGGGATATCAGAATCCAGCGTCCGGGCTACATCCCAGGAAGTCTCAACCGAGAGGTCTTGATTGTCCATGGTAGCAGCCGAGAGAACAGTCTCCCCCGTCGACGATTCAAAGGGTTGCCGATTCGTAAGTCCGTCATCCTGTTGAGCCTGGAGCGGGGTGTTGTCCTCGGTGGAAAAGTCATCGGAACGCCGGAAAGTCGCCATCTCCCAAGTCTGCGGATTATGCAAGTATCACTGGATCCGCCGCCAGTCGATCAACCAGTCACTAGCTAGTGAGGGGTATTCCCGCATCCCCTGTCCATATAGGTATCCTACTAACCCACCACCGCGCTACCAGTGGAGGGCGCTAGAGAGCCTGTTCCAGGCAATGCAGTGGACGTTCGCCAGAGTGGCTTGCAATATTTCAGCACCACCTCCTCTGGTTAGACATCTTACAAAGAACCATGTACTTGAGCTCAAAAGCGGGATCTTGGCGCACTAGGAAGGTGCGAAACCTAAGTGCGTGCCATCCTATACAGCCTAGTGTCTAGCGATACCTGCCCGGAGAGGTTTAAACGTGAAACAGGAAGATCCTACTACGGTGGAGTGGGCCCCACCTTTCAGAACGACCCTACACGCAAACGTCCGATTTGCCCATTTCCGGGGGGCCAGGCCTGCACACCTACTTAAGAGTCTAAGGGACAGGGAAGGGGTAGGTGGAGGGAGTGACAAAAAGGGAAGTTACGCGGGGTAACTAGTCCTCTCCCGGATCTAGTAGCTCCCCCACCAGTCAGCCCAGTTTTGTAGACTATTAAGAGGATAAGCCAAAGCCGATCCTCCCGTTT